ACAGCTTGGATCAGATATAAATGATAAGTTACTTGGTCCTGAAGGACCAATTGCTCAATTAGGAGAAGGGTTTAGGGCATTGGCTGATCAAATGGGTCCTGCAGGTAGAATGAAAATGTCAGGATCTGTTGATGAGTTGACTAATACATTATCAAAATCAATGGGACTTACAAGTGGCGCAAGTGACGCAAACGACGCACAAAAACAATCAATACAAAATGTAGCCAAGAGCATACAAAACATGTATGATGATGCAAACACTACTGAAGAACAAAAAAGAGAACTTGCAGAGCTAACAGGTGTGATTGCTACACTCAAAACACAAATTCCACAGGTTGGCGAAATAATAGAAGCAGAAATTCTTGTTGCAGGCGGATTAAAAAAGTATATAGATGATCAATTTGTTGGCGGCGAAGATTTGATGCGTAAATTACAAAATCAACCTGATATAGACGTAGGTGATTTACCAGATGCAATAAAAGATATGAAATTTGTTGCAGATGCTGTTACAAGTGGTAAAGCACCAGGCAATGTAGGAAATACTGATTTATCTGCAAGAGATATTATTGCTAACACACTTAGAGTAGATAATTTTGATATAACACCGTTCGAAAAAGGATCTGCAGAAGTTCTTGGAGGACAAGGAGTACTTCCTAGCAACATGATGGCTATGTTGCACAAAGGAGAAAGGGTCCTTAATGCATCAGAAACCAATGCTTACAATGCATTAGAGTCAAAAGCAAACACTTTTGCCGAACAAGCAAGTGCATTTCAGGGAGGAATGTCCAATTCTGGTGGTACTGTTGCAGAAAAACTTGACAACCTGAACCAAACTATGTTACAATTAGTTAATATAAATATGCAAGTAAATGATACAGCAAGGCGACAACTCAAAGGAATAAAGGGTATGTCAGGCAATGTTATGACAGGATTTAACGTATAATGAGTTGGAAAAAATATTTTACCCCGGTACCAACAGGTGATAACACATCAGGAAGTTATTCACCTATAAGTGGTGCTAGTGCGGCGTCTAGACCAGGCCCTGCAAGATCAAACTATTCAAGTTTTCTACCAGATGTGTATGTAGGAACACCTAATCGTGTTGAACGTTACGGTCAATACAACACAATGGATTTGGATTCAGAAGTAAATGCTGCTCTTGATATTCTTGCAGAATTTTGTACACAGAAAAACAAAAAGAATGACACACACTTCGATTTCAAATTTTATAAAGATGCTACAAATTCAGAAGTACAGATTCTATCACAATACCTAAAACAATGGTATAAACTAAACAACTTTGAAAACAGGATGTTTAGAGTATTTCGAAATGTTTTCAAATATGGCGATGGATTTTTCTTAAGAGATCCTGAAACAAAAAAACTTTATCACGTAGACCCTGCTAAAGTAAACAGAATTATCGTAAACGAATCAGAAGGCAAAACACCAGAGCAATACATTGTAAAAGATGTACAACTAAATTTTAAAGATCTAGTTGCAACAAAACCTCATCAAACCAACGGTAACATCACAGGCGGCGGCAGTGGATATTATCAAGGTGGTGTTCGTGGTATGGTTGGTAACTATCCAAACCAACCAGGATCAAGATTTACAATTGAAGATGGTGAAGTTGCAGTTAATGCAGAACATATGTTCCATTTAAGTTTGTCAGAAGGACTAGACAACAATTATCCATTTGGTAACTCATTATTAGAAACTATTTTCAAAGTTTACAAACAGAAAGAACTGCTTGAGGACGCAATTATAATCTATCGTGTGCAAAGAGCACCAGAACGCAGAGTCTTCTATGTTGATGTAGGTAACATGCCTAGCCACCTTGCTATGCAATTCGTAGAACGTGTAAAAACAGAAATACATCAAAGACGTATTCCTTCGAAAACAGGCGGTGGCACTAATGTAATTGACAGTGCATACAATCCACTATCAACTAATGAAGATTACTTTTTCCCACAAACAGCAGAAGGTAGAGGATCTAAAGTAGAAACACTACCAGGCGGTACTAACTTAGGCGAAATAGACGACTTAAGATACTTTACCAATAAGCTAGTGCGCGGTCTGAGGATTCCAAGTTCATATTTACCAACAGGTGCTGACGACAGTCAAGCAAGTTACAATGACGGTAGAGTAGGTACAGCATTTATTCAAGAATTAAGATTCAACACATACTGCGAAAGATTGCAAAATCTACTTGTAGAAGAATTTGATCAAGAATTTAAACGTTTCTTATTAGAAAAAGGTGTAAACATTGACACAGCAATGTTTGATATTAAATTTCAACCACCACAAAATTTTGCAGCATACAGACAAACTGAACTTGACAACCAACGTATAAGTTCATTTGCACAAGTACAAGCAATTCCATTTATTTCAAATCGTTTTGCACTAAAACGTTTCTTAGGATTCAGTGCAGAAGACCTTGCCGAAAATGAACGTATGTGGCGAGAAGAAAATGACGAAACACTTACACCTCCAACTAGTGATGCGGCAGGAGAAATGAGAAGTGTTGGTATTTCAAGTGCAGGAATATCTGCAGATATTGATGGTGCAGAAGACCAAGCAGGAATCGATACTGGAGGTGAAGACGGTGGAGAAGGTGATCCACCAGAATCGGCAGCAGGCGATGCCGCCGCAGCAGAAGCACCCGCAGGCGATCAGGAAACAGAGGTATAAATAATAACATGATACTGAGAGAACTTTTTTACTACGACAAAGAAACTATTGAACCTGTTGAAGACAATAGGTATGAACCTCAGTATGACGATTCAATAGTAGATTTAGACGATACACGCAAAACAAGATTAACACTTCGTCAAATTAATCGCGCTCGTAAAGCAAGCGAATTACATACAGAAGAAAAAGCAAAAGAGATGGATTTTGTTCGCCAAATGTATGGTATAGCAGGACAGGCAGCAGCGGCGGGAGTCTAACCGTTGGCTAAAATAGATAAAAGTCAATATACAAAACAACAATGGAGAGTCGTTAAAGAAGAACGACGTAGACAAAAAGAATTAGCCAGACAGCCTAAGTTGTCTCAATTTGATGCTGTTCCACAATCACCTATAAAAAAACAAAACAATCAGCTGGCATTTGTATTGGGCAACGGTACAAGCAGAAAATCTGTTGATGTAGAAAAAATTTCTAAAATAGGTAAAATATATGGGTGTAATGCTCTTTACAGAACATTTGCACCTGACTATCTGGTAGCTGTTGATGTTAAAATGATACTAGAAATTACCAAAACAGGTTACCAAAAAAAGCACACAGTATGGTCAAATCCTAACAAAGCCTACGGCGGAATCCCTAATTTAAACTTATTTCAACCTAGCAAAGGATGGAGTAGTGGTCCTACTGCTCTTTGGCTTGCCGCACAACATAGTTATGAAAAAATATACATATTAGGTTTTGATTACAAAGGAATAGAAAACAAGTTTAATAATATGTATGCTGACACAGCAAATTATAAAAAAAGTCAAGATAGTGCAACTTTTTTTGGCAATTGGCTTAGACAAACAAAAAATGTTATACAAGAAAATCCAAATATACAGTTTATAAGAGTTATAACAGCTGATAACTATCAGCCAGAGGAACTAAATAAATTTAGCAACTTTACAACTATATTGTTGGAAGATTTCAAGAAAATCTACCAACTTTCCTGATAAATAGTCAAAATGGCTCGTTTTGAGCCTATTTCTACGCATATTTCTCCCATATTAGTAAATACTACGACAGCCTTACCATAGGTAAACATTTATAGGAGAAAACAATGGCAGATAAAGCTAAATTTGAAGAGATGCTAGAGCATCTTGTAAATAATGACCGCGCAAAAGCGGAAGAATTATTCCACGAAATAGTAGTAGAAAAGTCAAGAGACATCTACGAAAATCTACTTGCTGACGATGTAGAAGACAAAGAAGTCGACGAAGTACACAAGAAGAAAATGAAAAAAGATGACGAAGACGTTGAAGAAGCATCAAAAGATGAAGACAAAGACGTTGAAGAAGCATCTAAAGATGACGAAGACGAAAAAACAAATGAAGATTTTGATCTAGATGAGTTTGAAGTTGAGCCTAAAGAAGGCGGCATGGACATGGACGCAATGATGGGCGGTGACGCTGATGATGAAATGAAAATGGACATGGACGGCGACATGGACGGCGACATGGATATGGACAACGGAGAAGATGATGATGCACCAGCAACACAAGGTGATATCAAAGATCTAGAAGCTGAATTAGAAGACCTTAAAGCAGAGTTTGAAGACCTAATGCAAGACAAAGAAGGTGGAGACGACGAAGGCGAAGAAGGTGAAATGGATATGGACGCAGACGATGAAGGTGAAGAAGCACCTGAAGAAGAGTCTGTAGCATACGAAGGTTCAGACGAAGAAGTAGACGAAGCAGATGACGAAGACACTGAAGAAGCTACTGAACTGTCTGCAGCAGAGCAGATGCGTGAATATGTTGAAAAAGTAACACCAAAAATGGGTGACAATGGTGCAAACACCAAGTCAATCGTAGCTGGTAAAAACGACATGGGCGGCACTGCTTCTAACTTGGCACAAGGCGGAGACGAAAAAGGAATGAAAGCATCTGCACCTAAAGAAGAAAATGCAGGTAATGTAAACGTTCCGGGTGGTAAAGCATCTAAGTCAATGTCAAACATGCCAAAAGGCCACGGCGCTGAGAAGAAAAGCCAAGGCGATGCGGCTCCCGATAAAAAATCGACAATCGGTAGCTAAGGACTAAATGATGGGCAACTACTTAAGAGAGCACCTGACATTCGACCAAGCACAGATGGTGGTTGAGAATGCCAATGAGGGTAAAGACCTTTTTATGAAGGGTATTTGCATACAAGGTGGTGTGCGTAATGCAAACCAGCGTGTATATCCTGTAAATGAAATTGGCAGGGCTGTCAAAACTCTCAATGATCAGGTAAGCGGAGGATACAGTGTTCTTGGTGAAGTTGATCATCCTGAAGGTCTTAATATTAACCTGGACAGGGTCAGTCACATGATTACCGAAATGTGGATGGATGGTCCAAATGGTTATGGAAAAATGAAAATTTTACCAACACCGATGGGACAACTAGTTAAAACAATGCTGGAAAGCGGAGTTAAACTAGGTGTCTCGTCAAGAGGTTCTGGTAACGTTAAAGAAGATGGTAGCGGCGAAGTCAGTGATTTTGAAATCATAACTGTTGACGTTGTTGCACAACCAAGTGCTCCGGGGGCGTATCCAACGCCAATCTACGAGCATTTGATGAATGCCAGAGGTGGCTATAAGGCTTACGAACTTGCACAGGCAACAAAAGAAGACACAAAGGCACAAAAGTATCTAAGGGAATCGTTGGTGAATATCATCAACCGACTCCAATACT